GGAGTGAACGAGCGCCACCACCGCCGTCAGCACGCCGACGATCCCCGTGCACAGAGACGTGATCACCGCCGGGGTCACGGCGGGAAACCCAGCTTCCGCATCGTTTCGGCGGCCTCCGGCAGCTTCATGGACAGCCCGTCCGGTGTCGACCGCCACCTGGTCAGCTTGTCCAGCGCGGCTATCAGGCTCTCGTCGCTCACTCGATCCCCCCGGTTCCCGTCAGGTGCGTGCGGCGATGATACCGGGAGTCACGTCCCGCTCGCTCACGGTCCCGCCGCCGCAGCCAGCGGCCCCGCCATCGGAGGCTTACCCGGCGGCGGTGACGGCGGGCCCGGCGGTGACGGGAACGCGGGCGCGGACGGCACCTTCCCCGGCTGCGGGCCCCGCCCCTGAGCCGCCGCGGCCTGAGCTATCCCCGTCCCCGCCTGAGCTATGCCCTGCAGCGCCCCGAGTCCCGCGGCGGCTTCCGGCGGCATCCCCGGCGGCGGGTTACCCGCGAGCGCTTCCGCCCGCTGGCTCGCCGTCGACACCAGCGCCTCGTGGATCTGGCCTTCGTCCAGGTCCAGGATGACAGCCATCCGCTCCGTCAGAAGGTCGATGAAAGCCAGGGGAACGTTGAGCTTGGGCGCGGCGGCCATGGTGCCGAACATCGAGAACAGGACTGCGGTCATGGCCTCTTGCAGCGGCCCGAACTTCCACTGCGGGAACGCCGCGTCCGCACCGAAATTCAGCATCACCAAGGGCCGGATCAGGTCATGGGAGATGGAGTCGGCTATCTCCGTCGCTACGGCCTCACGGGACGCCAGGTAGTAGGAGGACTGGTCCTCGGACATGCCGTACGAGCCAGCCGACGCACCGCCGCCCGCACGGGTGCCGCGGACTGCCGCGCCGGAGAGCTGGAGGAAGCCGGCGAGGACGGAGCTGGCTGCCCAGTTCTCTAGAAAGGTCATGCAGGCCGCGAACTGGGCGCCTGCGTCGGCTGCGGAGGGCAGGGCCTCGAATGTCTTCTGGCCCTCGACGGGGTGGACGAGGCCGACGATCCCCGAACCGCGCAGCTGGGCTATGTCATCGGCGCGGGCGGTGGCTTCGGGCTGGTCGTTGCCGTAGACGACCAGGCGCTGCATGGCCATGCCCTCCAGGAACGAAAGCCATAGGAATTGGAGCTTCGCCATGGTCTCGTAGCACTGCCGGCTCACTTCCATCTCGCTGATGCCGGTGAGCGGTTCGCGGTGCTTGCCATGCGTGTAGATGTACGAGCGGACCTTGGGGATGTCGACGTAGCCGGGGACTTTCTGCTTGTTGCTTATCTGCAGGTTCCCGCCGAAAAGCCAGACCTGCTGCCGGAACCCGTTGCTCTCGCCAGTGCGGTCGTTGTAGCGGGCCTGGCAGGTGGCGGGGGGGCGGTACGCGACTTTGTCGTAGATTATTTTCCCGTCGGATTCCCTGATCCGCCACACTTTTTCGAAAAAAGATCTACGGAATATCTGGCCGGCCGTGATCTGTCCGACCAACTCTGAGATGGGCGTTTTCATGCCGCCCGACTCGTCGCTGGTCATGAGCACAGACTGCACGAACTCAGCTTCGCCCTTGTCGCCGCCCGCGGGGTCGATTGTGTAGGGCGCCCCGCGGATCGGGAGGGTGAGCGCCTGCTCTATGGCCGCACACATTCCGTTACGAGCCAGCATGATTTTGTAATCACGCGCCGTCGTCTCGCAGGTGGTAAGCCATAATCGAACACATCGCCTTCTCCATAAGTAGTAGGCGAACAATCTCTGTCCTATATCGAATGAGGTTCCGATTTCTGGCCCCATCAAGCCCCGTTTCCCGCCGACGCTACGGGAACCCTTTGGCGCAATATCAGGGAAGGCGAGGATTCTAGCAGAGTGTGTATCGACCATGACTTGGCATCACCCCCGCTCCGCTCCCAGGGCGCGGCTCCAGTCTCACGCGCATCTCCCGTTAGCGTACCGCCCTGCTGTCCCGCGAGGCAGGTCCGCACCGCGCTACGCCGCGGCGGGGTCGCCGCCCCGGGCCGCCTGGGAGCGTTTGGCGGCGGCCCGGGCGGCGGCACAGGTGCACCGTGACGTACTCGTAGACGGGCGGCAGGGCTGTCATTGCGCGTCCGGGTGCTCGCGCCGCCAGCTCGCGAGGCCCTCCGCGGACTTGCCCCGCTGCTCCGCTACAGCGGCCAGCAGAGCGTCCGTGTCCGCTATCGCCTGCTCGTTCTCAGCCAGCCGCATCGCGTCCCCGCGCATCTGGTAGCCGTAGCGAGGGGTTGTGCTGAGCCTGAGCCTGAGCGGCACGCTCACGGGCAACCCGGGCGTTCTCGATAGCCGCGGCGGGACCGTGCTCGTACCGGCCGCCGGCGCGTCGCACCTGGGCGGGCGATCCGCCCTGGATGGCCACGAGGGTCTGCTTCGCTACCCGCTGCTTCGTGGAATTGGGCGCGATCACGCCCACGGTGGTTATGTGGAGGGCTTTCCTCAGCAGGCCCATTTCAGGCTCCGTCTCTAGTTCCGGCAGGATGGAAGCCGGCGGCATCCGCCACCATAAGGCTGCCGGTGTCGAGCGATCCGTCCTCGAATGAGGCGAGCCACTGATCCCGTGTCCACTTGTGGCCGGCGAACACGGCTGCCCCGTCCTCGCACCAGCCGGCCAGTTCTGGCAGCGACGGGAAGACCGGCGATACCGGAGTGCCCTCGCTGGTCGTCTCATACAGCCGGTAGCCGAACGGCGTGCCCTCGCGCATCTCGGGCATGTACTCGGCCTTGTCGATGTCGATGAGCTCGTCGAGCGGGCAGTCCGCGTTGAACTCCAGATGGCGGAGCAGATCCGCCCGGGAGTACAGCGGCCGGTAGCGAGGCGAGCCGTCCGAGCGGGTGCCCGGCTCGCGCGGGTGCTCCCAGCCGAGTGCGACGGGCCTTACTTCGCGGTGTCCCATGTCAGGCTCCCTTAGTTCCGGCGGGTGCCGCTGTGCGGTCGAGGGTGATGCCCTGGGCGCGCAGGCCCTGGGCGGCGAGGGTGCTGAGTGCGCCGGTGAAGTTAAGCCCGTTGCCCTCGGCGTAGCGGCGGATCGCGTCTACGAGGTTGGATTCCATCTTGACGTGCAGGTCGGCCTTGCTCATTCCGACACCAGGTACGTGCCGGGATACATGGCGTTCCGGTTGTGATCCGCCGGCGCGTCGGCACCGAGGTCAAACCGGATCATCTTCGCGCCGGCGAACTGGACGTGCTGCACGCCGGCGACTTCGACCTCGGTCCCGAAGTACATGACGCCCTTGATGTCGGTGCCGTAGGCGACTGGCTCACCCTGGCCGCGCCGCTCGATCCAGGCGGTGTCGCTGGTGTTGATCCTGACGGTGGCCATCATGGTCTTCTCCTCTGTTTTGCTCACACCCTGACTGTACCACATCATGTACACGTTATGGTAGTGTGGAGACGTAAGGCAGCGAGGGGACCACCAAGGCCCGCCGCGCCGCTAGAACGGGAGCACCCCCCATGAACGGTCACCGCCAGAGTTACGCAGGCAACTGGTTCCTGTCCTACGTCATCCCCTGCGGCGCGGGCTGGGCGGTGTGGGGCGTGACCGGCTCCATGGTCGCCGCTGTCATCACCGCGGTCGTGGCGCTGGTGCTGTTCCTGGCCCTGGCCGGGCGGCGGTCGTGAGGCTGGGCTGGTCGGTCCCGCTGCCCGGTCCCCTGTACCTGTCCGGGACGCTCTGGCGCTCCAGGCCCCGCCGCGGTCCCTCGTATCACGGGACGCTTCCGGGTTGGCAGTGCCCCCACAACCATCAGCGCCAGGACACGGCGCTAGCCTGTGCCCGGCGCGAGGCACGCGGAAGGAGCCGGCCATGAGCGGCAGCGGCAGCGCGGCGGCTAGCGCGGACCCCGGACCGGCCTGGACGCAATCCTGGAAGATCGACCCGGAGACCGGCCGGGCGGTGTACGTCCCCGACCCGGAATCGGGCCGGGCGCTGCGGGCCGGGGACATAATGCTGACCCCGGACGGCGCCCTGGTCTGCACCAGCGTCATGGAACCGGCCACCTGGACACCTGCGGATGAACTCGCCGGCCGGGAGATGTGCGGCACGTGCGGTGAGCGTCCGCCGCACCACACGGCCGGGAAAGCCGGCGAGGAACCGCGGCGGCTCTGCTGCGCGTGCAGCTACGCCGAGACCGGGTGCGCGGCCGACTGGCATCCGGGCTGCGTGGCAGCCGCAGAAGCCGCCCGTGCCGCGAAAGGGGGGAACCGGCCATGACGAAGGCTGAGCTGCGCGCCCGCTACGAGAAGGCTCGCAGTGAGTACGCCGCCGGAAACCTGTTCACTAACGAGTACGCGCTGCACTTGGACACGATGCTTTCCGGCCGGCCTGTACGGCGCGGCGTTCCGCTGCGAGGCGTGGGGCATCACCGCCCCCGCCGGCGACGAGGCAGCCATCCGGGAGATGATCGAGGACGGGAACGCCCGCCGTGTCAGCGAACGCCCGGACCGGGTGGAGGTCCGCCAGATCTGGGCGGTGGACCGTGCCCGCACCACGTACATGGCCAGCCGGGAACGCGGCAGCGGCACCGTCCGGACCGATGTCCGGCGGCCGGACCCGGGTAACGATCACGTGGGGGATATCTTCGACGGCCTGGACCGGATCGTGT